CAGTTACAGATGGAAATATTGATTTAACACCTAACGGAACGGGTGAAGTTAATATTTCAAAAGTAGACATTGATGGTGGAACAGTAGATGGAATTACACTTGGGACAAATTCAGCAGTTACTGATATCAGAGTTGATAATCTACGGCTTAATGGGAATTCAATTACTTCAACAGCTGCAGATGTAGATATCAATATAACACCAGACGGAACTGGTGAAGTTAATATTTCAAAAGTTGACATTGATGCAGGAACCATTGACGGGACAACAATTGGCACAAGTGACATTAGCATTGGATCAGGTAAAACAATCAACGGGACGGGAACCTTTGATGTTTCTTCCGGAACCTTCACAACGTCAACGGCACAAAAACAAGCGGTGGTAGATGGTGCTTCCATTACATCAAGTGACGTTTTTCAAGGTCTTGTAATGTTTGATGGAACAAGCGGAACGCCTTCAGCCCGTGTTTCACATAATGTTTCAGGAATCACAAGGCAATCAACGGGAACTTATACAGTTTCTTGGGACACTGATTTTGCAAATACTGATTATTATATTTTAACGGGAAACGGTGCGGCAAGCCTTGCCCAAAGATTAGTGACTATTATAACTGTCACTGCCGGTAGTGTTAAATTTATTGTTAGAAACACTTCAGATTCTAATTCAGATACTGGAGCTTATTTGACGCTGGCAGCCTTTACAAATTAAAGGAATTAAAATGACTAAAATTATTATTCATGATGATGGTGATAGCTTACACATTACAACGCCATTATCACCCACCAAAACAATTGAAGAAGTGGCTATTAAAATTTATGGCGATAAACCTTACATGATAATTGATGAAAGTGATTTGCCTAATGAAATACATTTTATTGATGCTTTTACGATTGAAAATAATTCTGTCGTTGTTTCAATGGACAGAGCAAAAAAATTAAAAAAAGAACAGCTACGTTTAGAAAGAAAACCTCTTCTTGAAGCGCAAGATATTTTGTTTATGCAAGCACAAGAATCTGGCTCAGATACATCCGCAATTGTCGCAGAAAAGCAAAGATTGCGAGATATTACTAATCAAGTTGATTCCTGTACGGATACAGACCAATTAAAAGCACTTTCTTGCAGTTAAAAAGTATTTAATGCCACTCCAAAAAGCATTGGTTCCTGTTGATATAGTTGCAGGATTAGACACCAAAACAGATGAAAAACTGACTGCAAAATTAACAGATTTGCAGAACGGGAGATACACCGTTGGTAGTCAGATTTCTAAGCGTTTGGGATATACCTCAATGTCACAAGATATTGCAGGGTCATCGTCTAAACTGACAACGGGTGACGGTCTGACATCCTTTCAAGATGAGCTTTTAGAATTCAGTAGTTCCAAACTATATTCCTACTCAAACGGCATCACTAAATGGGTTGACCGTGGCTCATACCTCAGTTTAAAAGTAAACGCTACGGATGTTGTCAGGAACACCTCAGAAGTAAGAAACCAAGATAGTTGTATCGCATCAGGATTAATTCTTTACGCCTACGAGCAATATGACACTAGCGGTTCATTAGAGGGAGTATTTGCAACGGTTGTAGACCAAACTTCAGGAGCAGTTTTGCAGTCTGAAACACTCATCGATGCAACTGCAATCAACCCCCGTTGTATCGGTGTAGGTCCAAACCCAACCCTTCTTTATATAGATACATCAACCTCACCGTATTCTATCAAGATCATCCAAGTTGACATCACAGATCCCACAGTATTTAAGAGTGCAACGACCGCAGTTTCTGATGTAGACACAACCAACCCCAACATTGATGCTACTCAATACTCCGAAGACCCAACCACAGGGTCAGGAGTATTTGCCTACAACGTCCATGGTGCAACCAAGGTAAAAGTTGGGTTTGTCACTGCAAGCGGTTTGGTTGGAAGCCCTGCTAACGGATTCACTGCACCATCAGAAATAACAAGTGCAGATGCTACTGACGGAGTAGCAATTTGTTCAGACCAAGTTAACACAACATCCACAACGGTTAACCGCATTTATGTTGCTTATAACTCAACTGCATCAAGTCAGGGTCTGATACTTAAAAAACTGAATAGTGTTTTAACAGTCGAGGACACAGAAACCATTCAGGCAACCAGTACCAAGATTGATGGGTGCAGTCTACTAATGAAGCAAGATGGTGATCTTCAGATTACATACACTCTGAACGCAACAAACACTTACGATCACAAGATCAGAACTGCAGTCTATGACCCTGCAAGCACTGCAATCACCAGTGCTGCAGCAGACATAAAGTTGAGCGTAGGTCTTGCATCCAAGATGTTCGAGTACAACTCCAAGGTCTACTTTATTGCAGTCCATGACACAGACCTGCAACCCACCTATTTTGTCATTGATACCACAGGTTTGATTGTAGCAAAGATGCTTCCTGGGACTGCAGGAGGGTTGCCCAACAAGACTCTGATGCCCTCAGTAGTCTCTGGAACTTCAGGGATCTTTGAGTTTGGTGGTCTTGTCAGAACACGTTTAATCTCCAAGAACAACGATCTGTACTCTCTGGCAGGAGTCTCCAGAATGGAACTGGACTACACCTCAGTCGAGAGATTTGAGTCTGCAGAACTTGGGGAGAACCTTCATGTGGGTGGTGGGTTCATCTCCATGTATGACTCACAGGAGATCACAGAGATGAACTTTCATCTGTATCCTGAGAATATCTCTGCAGTTGTGTCATCAGGAGGTAATCTTACTGCAACCAAGTCTTATCAGTACAAAACGATATTCTTCTGGACAGATGCTAGGGGGCAAATTCATAGAAGTGCTCCTTCAGTTGCAGTTACTAAAGACACCACATCTAGCAATAAAACAATTACTCTTACGATTCCCACTCTGCGTTTAACGCAAAAGGTGGGTGTGATTATTGAGGTCTACAGAACAACTGGTGATGGTACAATCTTCTACAAAGTAGGTTCCGTTGCAAACTCAACCTCTGCAGACTCAGTATCGTTTGCAGATGCAGGAGCAATCACTGACACGAATCTGGTTGCAAAGGAGCAACTCTACACCACAGGTGGGGTGCTTGACAACATGGCCCCTCCTTCCTCTTTGGTGATTGCACCATACAAGAATCGTCTGGTCTGTGTGTCTTCAGAGAACCCAAAGAAGCTTATCTATTCCAAGAAGAGAACACCGAAATCTCCAGTGGAGTTTACAGATGTTTTTGAGATTGTTCTTAATAAGGCACAAAGGGTTACTGCATTGGCAGAGTTTGATCAGAAACTCATCATCTTTGAACCAGACCAGATCTTTTACCTGACAGGGAATGGTCCCACAAACACAGGGACACAGGATGACTTCTCTCCACCTCAACTGGTCACAGGAGATGTGGGATGTCAGAACACCAACTCTCTGGTTCTGATGCCTTTGGGTCTGATGTTTCAGTCCAAGAAGGGGATCTATCTCCTCAACCGTTCTCTGGAGACTGTCTACATCGGTGCAGACGTTGAAGCATACAACAACCTCACAATCACCTCTGCAGAACTGATCGAGGATGAGAACCAGATCAGGTACTTGACTTCAGACGGGAGGTGCTTGGTCTATGACTACTACTATGGGAAGTGGAGCACTTGGACCAATCATCAGGGAGTGGGTGCAACCATCTGGAATGCAACGGGTGATTATGTGTATCTGAGAACAGATGGGAGGATCTTTCAACAATCATCAACAAGCTACAAAGATGGGAATGACCCTGTGGAGCTATCTCTGACAACCTCATGGGTCAAGACCAGTGGGATACAGGGTTTTCAGAGGGTAAGAAAAGCCTTTGTGCTTGGTGATTTTAAGACAGATCACACCATGAAACTGGAGGTAGGATTTAATTACACAGACTACTTCCAAGAACGACACACCTTTGACTTCATTGATGCTCTGAGTGTTCAGGAGTATGGAGACTCATCACCCTACGGATCTGAGAGTTTCTATGGCAACTCTTCAGGTGTGGCAGATGGGGTGTACCAGTTCAGAGCACACATGGGTAAACAGAAATGCCAAGCAATTCGATTCCGAATCTCTGACATAGAAGAGGTTAATCCTGGGGAAGCCTACTCAGTATCTTCTCTGATGTTGGAGATCGGACTCAGAGATTCAGGAATGAAACTCCCACAACAAAAACTGGTCTAAGCCATGATGAATACACAGATGAACCCCGGTGGGTTGACTGATGACGAACTCCTGAGACTTGCAAGACTTCTTCAACAAACAAGAGGAGAGGGTCTGGCATTCATCAATCAGGGGGAAGCACAGATGCTCCGTG